AAGGCTGCTCCTCCAGCCGCTCAGCAGCCTGCAGGAAGTCCTCGCCATCCTGCGGCCCCAACTGCATCCCGCACCATCTGTGCACGGTGGTCCCGCCCACGTTCAGCGCGGCAATGCCTGTCGGGGCCGTGATAGCCACGTCCCGGACTCCTTCCACCCTGCTCAGGAACTCCCGCAGCAGCGTGGACTTGCCGGTGCCCGCCTGCCCTGTGAGGAAGACGTTCCCGAAGGATTTTGCCCAGACCATGAAGCGGTCCTCGGGCGTCGGATCGAAGTCGTCCTCGATCACATGGACAGACGGGCTTGTAGTCATCGGATCAGTAGGTCGGGATGAGGATGTCGGAGACCTTCTGCGTGAGTTCCACGTCGCGCAGGCAGTAGGCAATAGCAGCCTCGCGGTCGGTCTTGAAGAGCTCGTGGAAGTGCGCCCCGTTGCCGGCCTTGTCGCCCAGCCCGAGGTGCCTCGAGATCGCAGCAAGACTGCCGTGCGCCCGGCTGTCGCCTAGCTGCCACACCTCGCGCAGATCCACGATCAGGTCGGTCCAATACCTGCCGTTGCGCATCCAGTATGGCACGGTGATCCGGTGCTTCCAGGACCGCTTGAACAGGAACGGCAGGTCGAACGGCTTGGTATTGAATCCGATCAACTGCGGCTTGCGCTCGAAGCTATCGAGCATCGACCAGAACTGCAGCAGCATGGCCTTCTCGCCATCCGTATCGGCGCAGAGCACCGCAGGCTGCTCATGCTCGACACGGTATCCGATGGCCAGCACCTGGCCGCTCAAGGCATCCAGTGCTGCGTTCTTGATGTAGTCGCTGACGTGGTTCTCCTCGGCCCGCTGGATCTTCTCCGCGATGATGTCCGGGTTCTTGATGTTGCCCAGCTTGACCGCAGCAGGGTCAAACGGTGGGATGACCAGCTCCGCAATAGGGAGCGGTCCTGTCTCGATGTCGAAGTAAATACGTGGGTTTGCTGGCATAATACTAAAACGGTTTGGATTGGTAGTTGTGCGTTTGTCAGCGGATGCGCACCCCCCGCTTGTCCATGAGTCCCCAGCAGCAACGGGCTGCCGGGAAAGTTGTCAGATCTGGTTCCCGCAGTGCGGGCACAGCTTGGGTTCTTTGGGCCGCTTCAGGAGCACCGGCACGGCCAGCCACTCGCAGATCTCGGAGTAGGACTTCCACCCGAAGCCTGTGACGGCATTGGGATGCAGGTGCCCGGACGTATACAGGCTCAGGGCCTCGCTCTTATCCTTCACCGCCATGCGGTCCAGAATATTGAAGGTGCGCGTGGTGAAGGGCCAGCCCCACTGCGCCTGGATCTCGGCCTTGATCTTGGCCGCCTGCGAGATCTGGCTGATGCGCTGCTTGGTCAGGCCCATGACCTCGCCGATCTGTGTGATGCTCTTGCCCTCGGCCCTCATCTGCATGACCTCGGGGATGAGGTGGGCCACCTTGGTGTACTTCTTCTTGGTCGGGTTCATGGCTCAGTAGGGGAGGTCGTCCTGCTCCACTTTAACCTGGGCTTCCTCGTCAGCCTTGAACTTGGCCTGGTACCACACCAGGCCGTTGATCAGGCGCTTGTCGTCCGCGCTCTGCTTGACCTCGGCCCGGGCCTTGGGCAGCCAGTGCTCGATCAGGCTCGTGATGCTCTCCTCGGTCAGCTCCCGGAGCTCGATGCCCTTGTGCTTCCCGACATGGACCTTGACCTTGGACGCATCGTCCGCCGGAGGCTGTCCACCGCCCGAGGTCTTGCGGAAACTCGAGTCGCCCGTTGCCGGCGCTGCCTTGCCCTCGGCTCCATCCTTCGCAGGCCGGTCCTGCAGCCGCACCCACAGCCCGCTCGCTGGCAGCGGCTCGCCTGCCTTGTGCGCCATGATCAACTTGATGTTCGCGTAGGTCTTGCTCCCGTCCGCGCTCTGCTCGTGCCCAATGACCAGGCTGGCCGGCCGCCCGATGAGGCTCTCCAGATCCAGACTCTTGTTCTCCTGGTCGGTCAACTTCCGGCCGAACCAGTCCTTGAGGAACTTGGTCAGCGCCGCCTTCTCATGCAGGCTGGGCACCATGGGCTTGGTGAACACCACCCAGGGCTGCACCGGGTCCCTGCTGTCGTCCTGCAGTTCGATCTCGAACGCGAACTTGAACTTCTGCTTCACGCCGTACTCGGTCTCGTACTCCTTCAACGGAGTCACGTCCACGCACACGGCCTTGCCGGTGTACTCCGGGCACGGCGCGAAGTCCTTCTTACCGCCTGTTGCACTGATTATCATACGTCTTACTTTGTGTTGTTGTTGTTGTTGTGTTGAATCGAGGCCTGCTTTTCGACCTCGGAAATTTGCTGGGCCATGCGCTGGTACTTCGCCCAGTAGTCGGGCCATGCGTTCTTAATCTTGCGCAGGTTCTCTGGGTCGGCCACCAGGGCTGCGGCACCCAGTTTGCGCACAAACGAGCCGCCGTACTCCATCATCGTCTCGATGACCATGCGATCGTTCACTTGCCGGCCTTTCCCCGCTTGCGCCGCCAGTAGCTGACGTCGTCAACCTTGTAGTCCCGGGCCGCCTTGTAGATCGCGCCGGCCTCCTGCTTGCTGATGCAGTAGACGCCGTCGCCCTGCTTGAGTTTCTTGGCCACTGTGTTCTCGCTCATGCTGTTGGTTGGATGATGAAGTCGAAGTTGTTCTGCCAGGTGTCGCACAGCCTGTTGTAGGTGTCGTTCTTGATGCGCCAAGTCCGAGGGTCCCGGGTGGCGCCGGTGTGTCTGCAGCGGATCCGAACGTCGATGTTCTGAATGGCCGTGTTCCGCATGTGATGGTCGGGCGGCAGTTCGTGCAGTTTGGTGATCATGGTTTCAACGCCTCAACAGCGATCTGGGATTCGGTCGAGCGGTTGCCGCGATAGTCTTGGTTGGCGATCCTGCGGAGCGCAGCCTCCAGGTGCGCGATCCGCTCCTTAGCCTCCTGTAGTTCCTTGTAGGTCTTCACTGCGTCGATGGTTCTCATTTCTTCGATGGTCACAGCTTCCCCTCCTTCTCATTCCACAGCAGCAGATCGGCTCGCAATGCGTCGTTCTCCTGCTCCAGCCGCTTGATGCGCTCATTGGCCGATTTAAGTTCGCGTTCGAGTTCTGCTGAAAATGCTCCCCAAGCGTGGAGAGGATTCTCACAGCCATTGTCATAACAGTTGAAAGATTCCGTCCTCGGTGTGTCACTCACAGCTTGGCCTCCTTGGCTTTGTGCCATTGCGAAGCCATAGACGACCCGCCGCCCAAGTTCCTTGGGTCTAACAGCCATGCAGCCATCTCGTTTCCCGCCTCCTCCAGCCGCTTGATGCGCTCTTGTAACCGCAGGTTCTGCTCATCAAGCAATTGCTGCTGCCGGATGATTGTATTGGCTGCGGTGAGTTCGCGTTCCAACCTCCTGCACAGCATACCGAGTTCGGCCACGTTGTGCGGTGTTGAGTCTGATATTGGGGTATCGCTCATTTGCACTCCTTCCATTTGCCAATCGTGCGGAGGAAAGCCTCTGCTCGTTGGGCTGCGGTTGCGTTGTATATGAAAAACATATGCTCTTTCGGTGGTCCTTGATCAACAACAGACATCAACACTTCATTGTAATGTGACCAGTATTGTGCGCCTATTAAAAGAATAGCCTCGTGCATGGCGTTGAGGTCGTTGAGATAGTCGGGAATTGAATTATGGGTGACAAGTTTTCCCTCTGGCGCAATGACAAATTGGTAGGCAAATTCCCATCCTACCGTGGCGGCTATTTGATCTGCATGTCCATTGCATTTCCACCCACACGCTTCTGCGATGGCTATGCGTTGTTGTTCTGGTGTCATTTCGCCTCCCTCGCTTTGAGTAATGCGTCGGCTATTTCGTAAGCCATAATCGCGCTCTGGTTTATGTTGTTGTACCATCCCACTTCATTGATTGCCTTCGCCGCGAAGTAGTCGCGGAGGGTCATGCCGGGGAACTTGCGAGTGTCGCATACTTCACCGTTGCAGCGTATTTGTTCCTCACATGGAAACGCCGGTCCTCCGTTGTCGATTGGTTGGTTGCTCATTTGGTTTTCTTTCCTTCCAAGTACTCACTGACCGCTTCATCTGCTACGTATTGCAGCTTATAGCCTTTGCGCTTTGCGTATTCTTTGAGTCGCTTGTGCGTGTCGTCACTAACGACAAACATCTTGGCAACGGGACGTTTGGGTTTGGGTTTCATCGCTTGTACTCCTTGATGATCTGGGCCACGAACCGGCGCTTGCAGCCGATGGCCCGGGCCACGGTGTCGGTGTCGGCACCGTTATCCCACAGCCGGTAGGCCAGCTCGCTGTCGAAGGCCTCGACCGGCTGCGCCCAGTTCCTCGACAATTCCCTGGCCTTGGGCTCCGGGAATGAGATCCAGCCCGCGGCCACGGCGCTGGTGATGGTCTTCTTGGTGATCACTTGAGGCCCTCCGCAATCATAGCGTGCTCGAGGATCAGCACGGCGTCCGCGGTCTTCAGTGTGATCACCTGGCGAGGCTGTCGCTGCTGCGCGATACCCTTCAGGTGGCTCTTCCATTTGGCGCCGTGGGTCGCCTTGGTGCCGGCCCCGATTGTCTTCTGCCAGCGCTGCGGCGGCACCTCGATCACCCGAGTCTTCGAGGCTGCGATCAGGCCGTGTAAAAATCCGACGTTGTAGCCAAAATTGAACATCGAAGAGCCCGGGGCGCCCTTGCCGCCGACGTAACCGCCGACCTTCTCGATGTAGACCACGTCGCTGATCGCCAACCTGTCGGTCACCAGGATGCTGATGTCCTGGTCGGTGGTTGGCATACTGTTGAGGATGACCCCCGAGGGCCCGAGGTAGGCCAGGCCGCCGCTCATGCCCGGGTCGATGGCAAGAATCCTGGTCACTTGGCAGCCTTTCTTAGCCAGGCGGCAATCGCCTTGTCGGCCACGGCCTGCAGTTTGAGGCCGGCGGCGAGGCAGTAGTCGCGCAGGGCCTTGTGGGTGGTGGGTGTCACGTTGATGGTTTTCGGTTTGGTCATTTCAGTTGCTTCTTAACCTTGGCCCAGTAGGCCTCGGTGGCAGATTTGCGGTCTCCGGTAGGACCCCCATTCCAACGGCGGGCCAACTGCTCGGTAGTGGCTCCGCGGCCGTAGTGCTTCAGGTAGGCCTCGCAGACTGCACGGGCCGCCACCCTGTTGGTCATGTCTTGGTGCCGGTAGTGGCTCCCGGTGATCCGGTTCACATCCTGCACCACGCCGCGGTGGATCTGCAGGGGGCCTAGGGCGCGTCCATTGTCGCCGATAGCCTGATCGTTGCCCGAGGACTCGACGATGATCAGGGCCGAGATGAGGTTGGAGATGGTTGGCATTTGATTTTAGTAAAATCCATGTTGGTGTTAATCAGAAACATTGCCGCTTTAAATTTAAACGTAATTCCATGTTTATCACAGTATCGCTTTGTTTTGGACTTAGCTTTGTCGGGATGTGTAGCACACACTATAAAAAGCTGGCCTTTTCCATATACCTCAAAGACCCATTTTCCTCTGCTTGGAACCCAATACATAAATAATGTTTGGCTGTGCGCGTTGGCCAGTCGCGCCCCTGGTTGGGTGGTATTGGCCCCACCCGGGCCTAAAGTGTGTCAGTCAATGTAACCGCCGCTTGCTTGGTAGTTCTTGCTACGTTCCTGCTGCTTCGCTGTCTGGTAAGTTCCGCCGGACGTTTCCCAAAGCTGATTCAGGCAAGCCAGTTGTTGTTCAGCAAGTTCAGACGACTTTCCTTCTGACTTTCTACGAGTGATCCGCTCTTGAAGCATATCAACCGCGGCGCTGATTGATCCGCTGTTGTCGATCAGTTCATTCGCTGCCGTTAGAATCGCGTTGCTCATGGTGTTTTGCGTTGGACTTGATTGGACCGACGGCCGTCAAGTTGCCACAGAGGCAGACATGAGTCTACAGAGAAAACCATTTTTCTGTAGATTTTGAAGAAAACCCAATGTTTGCAGGGGTCAAACAGGGGTCACTCAGGGCAGAACTTGGCCTCGAACTCGGCCCTCGAGCGCACGTAGATCGTGCCGTTGTCGAGCCGGCGGTAGACCACCACGGGCCACCGCAGCTCGCCCAAACGCAGCTCCGCTGTATCGGCCAGTATTTCGACCACTATCGCCCGGTTTGCACGGTTGCGGTAGGTCACGGCCAGGCGGTGTAGACCACGGTGCCCTGGCCGTTGGCGTCGACCAGCTCGACAGCATTCACGCCCTTCAATTTGGCCAGTGCGGCCAGGAGCTGCGTGTCGTTGGTGGCATTGGCGATGCAGGTCGACACGATGTCCGCGTCGTCGTAGGAGGCCGACAGGTTCTCCTTGGTACGGTCGCGCCAGACGCGCACCACTCGACCGTTGGAGAGGTTCACGCGCCGCATTGATTCGACGCAGGGGAAGGTGTGTTTCATGGGGCCTTCAGACTATGTCAACGTGACAGATTTCCAAGTTGTTCCGTTGTGAATGTGCAGGGTGTTGCTGTTGGTGTTGAAGAACATAGGCACATTGGTCCCACTCACGTTGGTCGGCGTGCCCGATGGATTGCTGGATGCTGCCGGGATGTAGACAAACCCGTCGATCATCGAGCTGCCGCCAATCGGCCCAATAAAGTCACCGCCCGACTGGCGGTAGCTCGCCCCTTTGATCAGCTTGCCGGTGGCACCATCGAACAGAACGAAGTCGCCATCCGTCGCGCTGCCGGGTCCCACCACGTCGCCGGTGCCAGTGCCTGTGGCTGCGATGGTGATCGTGCCGGAGCCGTTGGTGATGGTGATGTTTGTGCCCGCAGTGAGCTTTGCCCGGGCGAGCGTGCTCCCGAGGCTCTTCCCGATGAGCAGATCGCCGTCGCTGAAGACGTTGGACTGGCCTGTGCCGCCGTTGATCACGCCTAGTGTCCCGCTGACAGCAGATCCTCCCAGGGCAATCTGCGGCAGGTCGATGGCCTGGATGGCTGACATCTGCACCACGGTACCGTTGCCTCGGAGATACTGCCCGTTGGTCGTTGCGCCGGCCAGGAAGGAGATGGCCGAGGATGCCGAGGTGCTACTGGTGCCTCCATTGGCCACACTCAGAACACCGTCGATGGTGATGGTGCCGGAGGCCGTCACCGGGCCTCCTGAAGTCGTGAGCCCGGTGCTGCCTCCCGACACATTGACGCTGGTCACTGTGCCCGCATTGCTGGTGTAGCCGTTGGGATTGCTCGCCGGGTAGGCTCCGAGGTTGGTGAGCGCATTGGCTGCGCTGGTGGCTCCGGTACCGCCATTGGCCACAGCCAGTGTCCCGGCCAGCGTAATCGTTCCCGACGACGTGATCGGGCCGCCGGTGGTGGTCAGGCCTGTCGTGCCACCGTCCACGCCTACAGACGTCACCGAAGCCCCTGCGGCAATGCCGTCGAGCTTGGTGGCCTGTGCCGAGGTCATGTAGCCGTTCTGCGTGGTCGTAGCCGCCACCTGGCTGATCACCGGGGTGGTGCTGCCGGTAGCCACCGAGATATTGGCACCGCCCGAAGCCGACACGTTGGTCACGGTGCCGGCGTTGGCGGTGTACCCGGCCGGGTTGCTGTCGGGGTAGGCTCCGAGGCTGGTCAGGGCTCCGGCAGCCGTGGTCGCTCCGGTACCACCGTTGGCCACATCCAGCGTGCCGGCCAGCGTCAACGTTCCTGTGGTAGTCACAGGGCCGCCCGAGAAGGTCAGGCCTGTCGTACCGCCCGAAGCGTCGACCGACGTCACAGAGCCGGCAGCAGTCGACGACAGCGTGGTGCCAGACATCGACAGGCCGGTGCCTAGGCTGATCTCCTGGGAGACCCCAGCACCGGCACCGGCACCGCGGCCGAGTAGTCTTGAGGCCGCCGAGATGTCTTGGATCTTGGCGTAGGTCACCGCGCTGGTAGCGATTGTCTGGGCCGTACCACCGGCAGCCTTGGTGACGTCCCCGGTGAAGGCACTGGTCTGGATGCCGCCGGAGCCTGTGAACTCCACACCGCCGCCGACGGTCAATTCCTCAACAACACCCGTGCCCGAGGTATCGCGGCCCAGGATCTTGTCGGTGGCAATCTGCTGCACCTTGGCGAAGGTCACCGCGTTGTTGGCAATGGTCGCAGCGAAGGACCCCGTGCCAGACCCGGTGACATCCCCGGTCAGCGTGATCGTCTGGTCGCCGGTGTTGCTGCCCGACAGGTTGCTGCCGGTAACCGTGCCCGAGGCAGCCACCGAGGTCGGGGTGATGGCACCCAATGCTACGGTCAGGTTGGGCGTGCTGGTCGCATTGGTGACCGTGCCGCTCACGCCGTTGGCATTGGTGAACCCGAAGGACGTCACCGTGCCGGTGTTCGACGTGTAGCCATTCGGATTCGACGCAGGGTAGGCCCCCAGGCTCGTCAAGGCAGCCGCCTCGGTGGTTGCACCAGTTCCGCCTGCCGACACGGCTACAACCCCTCCCAGCGTGATTGTGCCGCTGCTGGTGATCGGGCCGCCCGAGGTCGTCAGGCCGGTCAGGCCGCCGGAGACGTTGACACTGGTCACACCGCCGCCGGTGGGTCCCGGGGGGCCGGCAGGGCCGGTGGGGCCAGCAGGCCCTTGCGGACCCTGCAGACCGCCGGCACCGAGGGGCTTGGTGGCTCCAGTGTCGAGCCGGGTGATCTCGCAGACCGTGTAAATCTCATCAACCCCGGTGATCGAGGAGTCGGTGCCAAGGTGCGATGCGCCGCTGCTGGTGATGTAGTACTCCAGCCGGTACACCGTGTCCTTGTGCGGCGTGATGCGCACGTTGGTGTGCAGGTACTGGCTCTCCTGGTTGGTGACGTCGTCCGAGGCGCTGTATCCGATCACCACGCTGTTGGTGACGTCATACACCCGCATTCGGGTCTCCCGGGTATGGTGGAACGGGCTGATCACCCGGATCTGGTAGGCACCGGCAGCCAACTTGAACTCGCTATTGGCCAGGTCGAGGATCAGGCCGCTCGGATCGCTGGCTACGGTGTTCAGGTCGCGTGTCGTCCACGTCGTTGCCACGCCATTGCCGCCCGATGTGCCCGAGGGCTTGCGGTCCTCAATGAGCGCGATCTTCTGCGTCAGGCTGTCGACGTCCTTACGCAGCTTGTTGATCAGGATCGTGCTGGTCTGTGAATCGTAGCTCATTGCTTGGACTTCTTTCGGATGATGCGTTGCGCCTCGTCAAGGCTGGCCGCGATGCCGATCAGGCTGCCGGCGGGGCTGTAGAGGCGGAGGGAGCCCTTGGCCTTGCCCGGGAGTGCACGGTAGCCGCCCGGGAACGAGTAGGCCCCGGGCATGGCGGAGTCGGGGGAGGGCATAAACTTGGGGTCGTACCCAAACTCAAAGATTGAATCTCCGTTGGTGTAGAGGTCTCCGGCAGGCACCGTCTTCTCAAGGATCTTGTAGTCACCTCCAAGCGCTCCTTCACCATGCTGGACAGCGTAGCTCTTGATCGTGGTGATCCAGTCGCCAGGGTTGATCTCGTTGGACTGGATGCCCTTGGGAATAGCACGGAACACCTTCACAGGCGCATCCGGCTTGTTGCGAGCCGACTGGATGATGCGGATCGCAGCCTTGTCCGTAGCGTCTCCACTCGCTTGGCCATAATACAGCGCACCCTTGGGGCCGTACACGTCGTCAGGGTAGACGTCCTTCAGATTGTCCAGCGGGGCACCAGAGTCGCGCTGCGGGGCACGGTGCTCGCCGCTGTAGTCAGGCATGAAGCGGATATCCTCCGAGGTAGCCTTGAAGCGCTGCGAGAGGGGGATGACGTTGCCTGAATTGTCCTTGGTGATCGCATCAACCAGTTTGACCTGGCTTGAATCTGCGACGTAGTAGATACGCTCGTTGCCGGGTAATTCGACAATGCCAGCCTTGGTAGGTTGATTTTCCGCACTGAACCCAGACATCACTTGCCCAAGCGTTTGCGGTGTAGCTTGGAATACGGGAGCACCTTCAGGAATGCGTAGGAAAACCCGCTTCACTTCGGGCACGGCCTTTGTCGAGGTCATCACCTTGGCCGCCTCAATAAAGCTGTCGGACAACCTTTTGTTGATAGGCTTCAGGTCTTTAGCGTAACCACGCAGCTCCTTAATGAACTCAGGAACGTCGTCAATGGAACCCCAGTCGAACTCAGGCAGCATCCCGTCATCGACCGAGCTGTAGCCCTTGGACGAGAAGTACTCCTGAGCAGCCACATCCTCGTCGAACATACGCATGGCGTCGTTGGCAACGCGCAGGCCTGCATCCAATCGCACAGCCTCGTCACCTAGGCGCTTGGAGTAGCCTTCAGCAGCCTTCTTGTCGGTGGTGAACGAGAACGCTTGGCGGGACACACCCGAGGTCTCGCCACGCATCCGCTTGTCGAATACGTTGAACCCGCCTGTAGGTGTGCCGTGGTAGACAGGACCAATGGTATACCCAGCCGCCTTAGCCGCCTCATCGACCATCCGCTGCGCGGCAGCCGTGTCGCCCTGCTGCACCGCAGACAGGTAGTCGGTGTCGGAAGGCATGAAGCGAGCGTTTACATCCCCCGCTTGTCGAACCGCCCCGCCTTCGCCTTGGCCTTCTTGGCCACGCTCAATGCGATTGCGACCGCCTGCTTCTGTGGCTTGCCGGACTTCATCTCCCGGGACACGTTGCTGCTGATCGACTTCTGGCTGTAGCCTTGCTTGAGTGGCATAGTCTTTTTCTGCTTTGAGTTTGGCTTGTTCCTGAGTGTCGAAGATCCCGGCAGTTGATCCATCGGGGCCGTACAGGCGGAACTTTCCGTTCTTCGACAAGATCCGGTAGCCTGCGTTCTGGTCGGTGCTGACCGTGGTCTCACCGATGGTCTCAGCAGGCTGGAAGTTGAGCTGGGTGCGCCGGTAGCTCGACTGCTCGCCCATGTCTCCCGACCACGGGATGTTGGAGCCAGTCGACTGGGCATTCTGGATGCGCTCGATGCGCAGATCCTGGTAGACCGAACCGCCCTTGCGGTTGGCAACGTACCCGGCAGTCGGAAGGTTTGACATCACGTCGCCTTGCCGCGGCACAGCGCCCATCACCTCGTTGAAGAAGTTGCGCTTCTTGGCACCCTCAAGGCCTCCACCGAGAGCATCGGCAGACGGCACGGCATTCTGCTCGGCGATGTTCTTCAGGTAGACGTCCTTTAGCGTGGACATCGCCTGGTCGTAGTTGCGGAACAGGTTCTTGTAGGCCGGCTTGGTGAGAGCCTTGTACATCCGGGCCTGCACCTTGCCCCAGTCGACCACCTTGACGTTGACGCCGCCCTTGCTGTTGATCGAGATGCCGTAAGGCAGGAACAGCTTGTCGGCCTCCCCGAACACGCCGGACTTGCCGGTAGATCCGAAGACCTTCCAGTACTTACCCTCCATCAGCGTGCCGTCCCGGATGGCACTTGCGATGTCGATGATGTAGCGAGAAGTCGACGGGCTGAAGATGCCGCTTTGAGACAGCGCATCGGCCTCACGCAGGCTCAGGCGACCTTCAATGACCGGATTGCCCTTGGCATCCATGCCGCTGATGCTGGTGCGTTCAGCCTGCGGCACAGACTCGACGACACGCATCGTGCGGTTGGCGACATCCGCGGTCTTCGCAGCCAGCTCGGCCTTGGACAACGGCCTGATGATGCTGCCGTCCGGGGCAGTCATAAACAGGTCGGAGTATCCGCGGGCCATGATGACGGCATTCTGCTGCGCCTTGGTCATCTTGCTGGTGTCGACCTTCTGCTCGGTAGGCTCGTAGCCTTCCTTTGGATTCACCAAGTTCTTGATGGCATCTTCCATCCAGTCGAGCTTGATGCGCCGTCCGTTGGCGTCGTAGAAGGTACGGGCAACAGGGTCGAAACCAGCCTCGAGTGCGCGACGAGTGAATCTCTCTGAGACAGCTTCCTTGGCGTTGTTGACCGCAAGCTCGATGAACGACGGGATGCGCCCAGGCAGCATCGTTTTCGGGTCTTTGCCTTTCAGGAACTCCTGCGTGTAGTAGGCAGCAAACTCGTCGGTGATGCGCTTGAGCGATGCGACCTGCTGCGCCCGTTGCAAAGCAGGATCGAAAGCGTCACGCAGCTCGGTGCGGATACGGTCGGCAACAACCCGTCCACCAACCGACTCCAGCTTGTCTGCGTATTTGTTGGCGAAGTCGGTGAACTGTCTCTGGAAGTTGGGATCGGTCGAGGCCGTGTCGATGGCCTTGGCACCGAGCTGATTAACCACATCCTGCGTGATCTTGGCGTGCAGGATCTCGTGCGGCAGCGTCTCTGGTTTTGCCTTGTCGACGTTGATCAGTAGTGTCGGTTTTCCGCTCTTGATATTGTCGGGTCCGATTGAAACGCCGGCATAGTTCACCGACTGCAACGGTGTAGGCACCGTATCGGCATCGGTGTGGAACACTACATCGACCCCAGAGTTCTCAGCGCCAGCAACCTCGGACAGCGCCTTGGTGAGCTGTTTGTTATCCAGGTTAGCGTAGAGCTTCGCACGGGCGTCGGCATCCTTGATTGTAACGGTCTGCTCACCGACAACCGGGTCAACGTATGTGAACTGCACGTCGGTCGGTCTGGTGTTCAAGTCGTCGACAGCGGTCTGGCGCACGCGACCACCTTTGAAAGCATCGGTCGAGGCAGCCTTGGCGAGCCTAAACCCGGCATCAAATGCGCCGAAGGCAGCACCACTGCCAATAGCAGCAGCAACAGCATCGCCTTCCTCGCCACTCAACCCAGCGAGTAAACCGCCAGCAGCACCTGCTCCGGCCATCGGAACAAGGATACTAACAGCCCCCTTTATCGGAGCCTCCAAACCACTACGGGCAACAGCCGTGCCCAGTGCACGAGCAGCAGCGGAAGCGCCCTCTGCGGCAGCAATGCGTTCTCCTGCGCCCAGAAGGCCTCGCTGGATCGGAGTGAGGCTTTGGCCACCCGATATGGCTCCGGCCTCTCCCAGCGTCTCCATGGTGCCTCCTAGCGCCTTGGTTCCACCGATAATGCGGGAGGCAGTGCCAACACCCGGGATATTCAGTGTGCCGGAGATAGGGAGACCGGCGGCCTCGCCAAGCGCGATGCCGGTGGTGCCGGTAGAGACAGCGCCTTGGGCGGCCTGGCCCATACGTTCTGATCCAGTGACAGCCGTTGTCGCACGGCCCAGCATCTCCTCGGGCATACGGGCGGCAGCACTCACACCCTCGCCTCCACGCTGCAACGCAGCCGAGATCCGAGGGATCTGAGCGGCACCAGCTTGCAGTGCCATCGACGCCAACCTGCCGCCACCAGCGAATGCAATGGACGATGGGTCGGCAGCGAATCCTCCAACCTCAAGGCCGGCCTGACTGATGGCTTCCTGAGGTATACCATAGGCCTGTAGCACTTCCTGGGCAGCGGGAACACGCTGGTCCTCTGGTGCATTGGCTCGGGCCAATTGGCGCTTGATCTCGGCAGCAGCCAGGAAGGCCTCGTACTTGTCGTCGTCGTTGCGGAGCTTTCCGGTAAGGTCTGATAGCTTGTTTAGCGCGGTGTCGAGAAGCCCGCGGCCCATGCTCTCCGCTTTTAGACGGGACTGCATCGCAATCTCCGCTGCCGTGCCACCGACAGCTTGTCCGCGTGTCACGCCTTCCTCGGGCATGATTATTGTTTCGGAGATAGCCTCGCCGGCGGTGTAAGGCAGCGTTGCCAGCATCTTGCCGGTCTCAAGTGCCGCAGCACCCATCGTCGCAAACGGAGTATCGCCAAGCAAAGGCTTGGTCTTGGAGACCTTCAGGTAGTCGAGGAACTCCTGCTTGCTCGGGGTGTAGTCGGTCTGTGCTGCTTGGAACTGCAGCACCTTGTTGTAGGAGTCCTCTGGGGTGGGATCGACTTCGATTCCTCCCTGCACAAAACCGCCTTGCGCCATCGGAGGCGCGGCCTGTTGCTGCGGCTCTGCGTCGACAACAATTCCGCCTTCAACGAATGGCATAGGTCAGTCTTGAATGTACTCGGAGTATTTACCGTTGGCAGGATTGAAAACCAATCCACGTGTTACACCGGCAGCTTTCATGTCGGCTGGGGATTGGAAGCGCTGCATGGTTTGGGCTTGGCTTTGTTGCGAGACTTCACGCCATCTCTTAATAGTGTTAAGAGGAAGAATTGCCTCTTCAGGAACACCACGGTATTTACCAGCGCTAATAGCGTCTTCAATAGTTGGTTGAATAGCTTTTATGCCTCCTCTTAAAACAGAGTCAGCAGAAGCTAGTATTTCAGCCCTTACTTCGGGGGTGAGTTTGTTTCCTGTTGCGTAGGTGTTGTACCAGTTCTGAACTTGTGTTGGAAGACTGCCAGCATTGCCAAGCGCCTTAAACTCACGATCAGTAACAACGCTAGTAGGATCAAGTGTTTTTAAATACTTGATTATCATTGCAATATCGCCTGCAGGGCTTGGAGGCAACCCTTTCATTTCTTCAACTGTCTTTACCTGTTCATTTAACGTAATTAATGACGGGTTTTTTGACAGTTCTGTTTGCTTTTCATTTGCCCACTTTTGCTGTTGTTCAGGCAACTCATTGATCTTCGCCTGAACTTGCGGCTGGATTTGTTTTATGTCTCCAACCGCTTTTCCTCCAACCATTGTTTGAAAATAGCCCGGAGCACCAGCAACAGGAATTGCTGTCGGTGTAGCCGGCAATCCGTATTCCACCTTGGTTCCTTCAGGGCCAACGGTAGCGCCGGTAGGAACAATTCCTGAGGGCAGCGTCTGGTTCATCCTTTGAATCTGCTGAATGAACTGGGGAAGCATTTCAGGAGTCAGCTTGTTGCCGTACTTTCCAATCATCTCTTCAGTTACGTTAGCGTAAGGAACACTCGGCCCTTGGCCCGGTTTCCTACTCGCTATGTCGAGCATTGCCTTGGTTAAGAAGGGAGCGGCTTCAGCCTGCTTTTGAGCCTGTCCCAACTGCAACGCACCGAGCTGCAACTGCTGGCGGGTCGCTTGGTCGCGCAGTTGGTTCTGCTGATCCGTCCGGTACTGGTTCAGCACCATCACGGCGTCCCCGAGAGCCGCCTTCTTCTTGGCCAGGCTCATGTCCGGGAACTTCTCACCGAGAGCGGAGAACTTGTTGAGCATCTCCCGGTCGGCCTGCACCTGCTGGGTGTACCGCGGGATGTCCTGCTCGGTGACGCCCTGGGGGAGCGCCCCGGTCTCCATGTACTGCTGGATGGCCAGGTACTTAGGGTCGCTTGAGAGCTGCTGCTGCATGAGGCCGGAGACGGTCTCCCAGCTCTGTGTGGCAGCCTCGGTCTCGGCCTTCTTGGTGCGGTACTGCTCGATGGCCTTACCAAGACCTTGTCCCATGGCAGCGATGCCCATGGCCAGGTTGCGCCCGGGGGCTGTTGCGGCCTCCATGTAGCCGGGTGGCAGCGTCTGCACCTGCTGGCCGGTGTATGGTGTGGAATAGCCGTAAGTTGCCATAGATTAGCTGTGTTGAGAGTGATACGCGAACTCGCGCAGTTTCAAGCTGATAGCCCTCATGTGCTTGTAGCCCCCGATAATCCAAGCCACTTGGATGATCATGTCGTTGCCGCAGAGCCGTAGGACATCTGATGTCTGACGCTTCCACTCCTCGTCTGACTTCTCCCAGGCAACCGAGTCGGCGTAGGTGCTGGTGATCTGCGCGATGACGGGCTGCAGCCGGAACCAGTTCTCAATGTAGAACGGGGTCGAGTAGAGGCTGTTGGCCTGCATCATCACGTCAAGGAAGGCCTCTGGTGTGAACGGCACGTCGCCGTCGACCAGGTCGTCGATGGCATGGCAGTAGGCATGGAAGGCCGTGATGAACACCACGGCGTTGTGGTTGCCGCCGGCTGCGTCGAAGTAGAGTTGTCCGAGCTTGTTCACGCCGGGTTGAAGTCTACTGCCGCGGAGGTTGGGTTGCCGCTCCACCGCTCCAGATTGGCGAACACCGAGAACGACATCGCAATGGCACTGTGCTGCACGCCGGCTGGGACGGGCTTAGACCACCCACAGTGGTAGCTGGTGACGTGCTTTGATTTGCCACCCATCATCCAACGCATGGTCCCGAGGATGTGGATGATCCGGGAGTCAAACTGGCTGTGGCAATGCGACGGGATCAACTCACCAGCGGGGCAAAACCAGACCTCAAGCTGCCATCGGAACAACCGAAAGAGCCTGATTCCTGTGCATCGCTGGAACTTGATGATCACAAAGAGGATGCAAGGCCTTTAAGGCCGGCACCGGCGGCAGACGCTGCTCCGGTGAGATTACTTCCGGCAGCCTTGATGCCACCACCAATAGCCTCAAGCGCCTTGCCTTGCATCTCGTCGCGCTTCTCGAAGAGGCCCTGCTTAAACGACAAGGCATCGTCGATCATGGTGTCGTCCAGTCCGAGGGCCTTGAGGCGCTTGCGCTGGGCTTCCACATCTGCGGTGGTGTTCTGGAAGTTGGTCATCATGGGCGCACCGTACCCACTGCCAGGCATCATCGGCGGCTGGGGTGCGTAGCCCTGCATCATTCCACCGGGCTGCTGGTATCCGTAGTTCATAGGCTGGATGCGGCAGACATACCGGCACCGATCAGCGCGGTGGTGTTGGCGGCGGAAGCGGTACGGGCAGCAAGCTGGGCCTGCTGGTTGCCACCAATCAGGTTGGCAGCATACTGGCTCTCCGGGTTGAAGAGTTGGCCAGGATTGAATCCTTGAGCCTGACCAATGAAGCCTTGCGAGGCCCCAAAGGCCTGAGAAGGCCGACCAAGCACCTGTTGGAAGACGTCACCGTAGACGCCCTGGGAAGCCCCGAGGGCACCCATGGCCTGCTGCTGGCGCTGTTGTTGTAGGCCGGCACCGGCCATCTGTGAGCGCACAGCCTCCTGCAGGGCACCGGACGGACCTTGAGCCAAGCCGCGGGCAGCTAGGCCGGAACGGGTCTGCTGTTCAACCATGCGCTGTTGCTCAGGGGTCAAACGCGAGCCGGCAGCCAGGCCAGACTGAGCTTGCGCGGTCAACGTATCGGCCAAGGCAGCCTGTTCCGGCGAGGCCGCCTTGATCGCAGCACGGGCTTGCGGCCCGAGTCTCTCGATGTCGGCAATGTCACCGGCCCGGGAACGGGAGCGGGCGGCCGCCTCGACCTCGCCCATGGTGGGCGCGATCTGCTCCTTGTAGAGCTGCAGCAGCTCCGGCGTGGCAGACTTCAACAGGCCGAGCTGAAGAGCTTGGTACTGCGGAGCGTACTTGGCCTCGGCTGCGTATTTCTCGGGCGCTAGGTCAAGCTGGGCGCGGAGAGTTTCCGCAGTCTCCTTGCCGTAGTCCCGTGGTGCTGGTGCCTCAACTGATGCCATATTTTTTGTCAGCCACCCGGTAGATCGGCATCGAGCCTTTCTTGAAGATGGTCAGTTTGCCGTTGCGATAGCCGATAGCCGGGAGGATTGCAGCCTCCGGTCGGTCATGGAAGAACTTAGCCGCCACCGCCATGGCGAATACCGCGCAATCCGCGGCGAATTGATGCCAGTACCAGTGGTCGCCATTGGGGTCGGAATGCTGCCACTCCCAGGCCTTAGGCTCTGGACCCGTCTGACGCCAGCCTACAAGCACGGCAACCACCTGCTCGTCCTGAGTGGCAATCTTGAGCGTGCCCTGCTCCGCGTGGAACATGACGTAGTCCTCGACGGCCTCACGGGTCCAGCCCTTGAAGCTGTCCGGGAGCTTGTGCAGCAGGTAGTCTGTGATCTGGGGGATCATTGAGAGCCAGAATTGTTTTTAACTGTCTGGAATGCGTTAGGCTCTGGCGTTTGTATTCCCGGCCCTGTAACCGTGTCAAAAGCCCTCAAACCGAAGTAATACACAGGCCCGACCGTAGCAGTTGGCAATGCTTGCAACAACGTGAACGGAGCGGTGTATGTGTAGAAAGCCGAGGTGTTTTGAATCGGATTTACGATATTTGCCGAAGAAGTCTTGATGTCTATTTTGACAGTTGTAGTGGCAGGAATTGGCCTACTGTAGATGTCGACTGCGGTGAATAAAGTTGTGCTGGGATTGATGATGTAGTTTCCATCCTGCGACTGCGTGTTTGGAGGCACCATCAGATAGCATTGCACGGTCCCTGATGGAACCGGCGCTCCTTCATTGAACCAGGCAGCGTGCATCAGGCGTTGAAGTTGGCGATTTGCTTGCCGTAGACGTTGGCCCCGATGCAGGTGAAGACAAACAGGTCGGCCTTGTTTGCTCCAGTCGTCAGTGTCGGTGTGCTTCCGGCCTGCCACTGCATCGTCTTACCGCCAGAAGCCGAGAAGGTTGCGGTCAGTAAGCCGCCGGCGTTCTGCTTCACCTTCACCAGCACGGTCTTGCCCTCGTCGTTGGCTCCGAAGGTCAGCGTGACAGCCACGTTGCCGGTAGGCGTCAGATCCCAGGTTAGGCTTGTACCGACATTAACGGTCGGCGTGGTCGAGCTACTGGTCTGTGGTGCGGTTGAGAGCTTGGCCGAGGTGACCGAGTTGTCCTTCAGGCGGATCGTGGTTCCGCTGGTCTCAATCGTGGTCTCGTCAGGCACCAACGAAAGCAGAGTCTTGGTCTGAGCTACCGTCAGGTCGACCGGAGTCGCGCTGCTGCCGGTGTTGTTGCCCTTGATGGTGTTGGCCGCCATCGTCGCCAGCTTGGCGTTGGTGACAGCGTTGTCGGCAATCTTGCTGGTGATGACAGACAGATCTTGGATTGCCGAGGTGTTCACCGAGTTGGCACCGATGGTCAGCGTGCCGCCGTCGATGGTGCCCGTGATGTTTACGGTGGGCGTGCCAAGGAGGTTGAGCGTCGAGGCCGACAGCGTGGTGGTTGAGCTGACCGTGGTGCCTGGGGTGACGTTTACGAAGAGTGGCATGGTGGTTTAGACGTCGTTCTTGCCGTAGAGTCGGAATGCAATGCCGATGACCTTGGCGCTGTAGATGTCGAGGGAGCCCTGGTCGGTGGTGATCAGGGGCTGCACAGAGGCCGAGTGCTTGCGCAGGCGGGCCTTGTGGCTGAAGAACTGGTGCAGGCCGGCCTTCCAGCCGTTGTTTCCGCAGCGGAACTGGGTGGTCACCGAGTAGTCCTCGCGGTACGGGGCCAGGAAGTTGTCGGCGGTGTTGTTCGTGTTGTAGGTGCCGCTGCCGTAGGTGTAGTAGGCCGTGCGATCTTTGGTCTGGTCGGTGGCAACCGTGTAGAACTCATTCACACCGTCGAACTGCGCAGTGATGGAATAGCGGGTGTTCCAGTTGCCCAGCTCGAACTGGATGTCGGTCCACTGCTTGTGGTCGACGTTGTCCTCCCCGGTGTAGCCGCGGAAGCGAACCTCGGTGCTGATCTGGGTCAGCACGCCAGTGCGGTCGGCGTCCACAAGACCGAGCGTGTCGAACTGGTGGATTAATCCGCTCTCATCGGCCCAGCACAGCGTGTCGGTGCCTGCTACGATGACTCTGGACCAGTACTTCGGAACGAGTAGAGAGCCCTCCCAGTAGCCTTCCCAGGCCTTGTTCAGGAAGTTGTAGACCAGCGTGCGTTGGTTGGTGCCGTCACCGCCCTCGACCGGCACGCTTAGGATGTATCGGTTCGAGAAGTAGGTCCCGCAGGCGTTGCTCCAGAAGGCTTGGTCGATGTCGTCGACGATGTTCTGGATCTGGTCGGACAATGGCACCACCACCGATTGACTGATACCAAACTCGGTCTGGCGCAGACTGATGATGCCGCGCTGGGACAGGAAGATGACGTCGGAGCCTGTGCCTGCGATAGAGGCCTGAGACACGCAGCCGAACTCCCGGGTGATCTCGGTCAGGCGGGTGGTCGACAGGTCGCCGTAGAGGTTCTCCACGGCCAGCACCGAGCGTTCCTTGAAGACCAATAGCGTGGTCATGTTGAACGGGTACAGGGCCACCACCCGGTCATTGCTGCCGGTGTTGAGCTTGAACTCGTTCAGGATAGGCGAGTAGTGCAGCGGGTCCAGCACATCGGAGACGGCCAGGTAGTCGTTGCCGTAGAGCAGCAGCAGGCGGTTCTGGAAGTACAGGCCCTCGCGACCCGGGGGCACCGAGGAACCGGAAGCACTTGAGCGCTTGATACTGCCGGTGATGTTGGAAGTGGTAATGTCCACCAGGGTCGAAGGCATGGCCACCGTGGCAGTGGGGGTCGTTGAATAGACGCCCGCATTGACGATGGTGACTGCGCTGACGATTCCGTTGGTGACTGTTGCAGTCAGGCTTGCGGCCACACTGGATGTGCCAGAGACCGTGATCACCGGGGCCGAGAGGTAGCCGGAGCCCTGGTTGAGGATGACAACGTCGGTAATGGAGATATTGGGCGACGTGCCGGTGGTCGTGATCTGAATGATTGCTCGGTTGGCGTCGTTCAGCGAGTCGGTCTCCTCGGTCGTACCTGAGAACAGGCGCAGCGTGTTGTTGTCGACCGGATAGGTGTAGTAGATCTTGTTGGTGACGTTGGCCCCACCGTTTTCAATGTTGGACAGAGTTACCTGATCGCCCGGAATGAAGTTGTGGTTGAATACCGCAATGGTGTCCGCAGTAGCGTCGGAACTATTGATCGACAGCGTGGAGGGGATGCGGTTGAAACCGGCGTCGAGCGCAGACGGGTTGGTTGCCGTGCTCTGCATCAGGATCGGCATCCCGTCGTTCAGGTTGTTGACGATGTCTTGAGCTAGGTCGTAGCCGGTCGTGTTGCTGGCCAGCTCAATGTAGTAGCGGGCGTTGTTCTCTGGGTTCAATGGCAACGAGTTGGTCTTGGCCCGAGCATCAGCAAGAGTCAGGTGCAACGAGATCTCCTGATTGACCACATTGACGTAGAGCTGGAAGCCTTGACCAGACCCGGGTGACGCATTCCAGAGGGGAGCAGCATTGCCAACTTGGCCGACGTTCACGATGTCTCCGGTGGCCAGATCGGGCACCACGTTCAGTGTGATCTCGGTGGATGCCTCTTGGGAGAGAAGGAAACTGTTTTCACACAGGATTGCATCGTTGCCCTCGGTGTCGATTGAGTCGTAGACGATGCCGGTAACGCTGTCGAAGTAGTATCGGGCGTTGCCCGGGCGCAGCATGACCACGCCATTGGTGGCCTGGATGAGGCGCACCGGCAGGTAGATGTCGTGCCCGTTCATGGACACTTCCACGGGCGACTGGTTGGGCCGGATGCACCAGACCTTGCCCTGGCCACCGTCAGAGGTCCGGGCCTCGTTGACTGCTACCAGAAGTGCATTGGCCCCGGTGTCCGGGTCGCGGTAGGGCAGGATGCCGAGGATATCCTCGAAGGGAGCGGTTGAGGCGTAGAACTGCACCGTCTTGTTTGCAGGCGACGGCGCGAAGCTAAATGCCGCAGTACTGAAGGTCGCGTTGGTGTTGTCGTCCAGCGTACAGAGCGTGCCGTTGGAAAAGATCTGGGTGTTGGCGTCCACGTCGCAAACCACCTGCGAGTTTGCCGGGATCTGAGTGCCGGAGACAGGAACACCGACCGATGATCCAGATGTGAGCGTGACGATGCGTGATCCGCTCGACCAGCGGCCGCCCCACTTGGGCTGCACAATGCCCCAGCGGTTCTTGATGACCTGATCCTCGAAGCGTCGGTTGACGGCGTTGGAAACGTAGGAGGCCGGGATCAGCGCAGGGTCAATGCGCGATACCACTCCAACGAATCCATCGTCGATTGCACCGATTTGAGGCAGGTCAGGCATATCACCGGGACGGTACGATTATCTGCCGGACATATTTCTCCTGGAGCGCCACCTTGTCGATCTCCTTGGTCAGTTCAACCTCTCCTAACTCAAGGAACTGGTTGCCCAGGTCGATCTTGCCGTCGACCCGGAGCATCTGGCCGGCTGCCTTGAGTGCGCAGATCTCGCAGAAGCGGTAGGGGAAGGCGTAGGCGGTGGCCTCGGCGGAGCTAGACAGGAGCGGTGGGGTCTTGCGGAATTCCAGCCAGACGTAGGGGAGGTCGTTCCCAACCAGCACACCGTCATCGGTGAACGTGTACGTGACCTCCTGCTGACGCCAGGTGACACGAGGGTCGGCTGGCCAGACCGAGAAAGTCTCACCGATGGGGACAGCCCGGGTTGTGCCGTCGGGGTTGTTGGTCTGCGAGATATTGCGCAGGAACTTGTTCAGGATTCCCCAGTAGGCTGTGTTGGTCGGGACGGTGCCGGACGGTGCAATGGCGTAGAGCTGGTAGTACTCCTGAGTCACAGGGTAGAGCACGATCTGGCCAATGGTGTAGGACGTGGTGCTGTCCCAGTCGCCGTCATTGTTACCGTAGGAAGGCTGTGCCTCGGACCAGTAGATTGAGTTGAGCGTGCCGTTGGGGCCGCTAGTGGTCGGGCTCTGGCCGGCACCCGGCGTGATGTTGACCCACTGGTAATACTTCTCCTCGACCGGGAAGTAGACCACGTCCCCGGCGTTGTAGGTGTTTTGGTAGGAGTAAGTGGGCGCAAAGAACTCCTGCTGATACACCGTCTGCTCGGGCCAATCGAAGCACTCCCAGGCGCTCCGCAGTGACATGGAGATGAACGTGCGGAAGAAGTTGGACTCCTCGGTCGTTAGGGTGGAGAAAACGCGCCCAGTGAGCTCACAGGCGCGTTGCAGCACGTAGTCGTAGGTGACGGTTCTCATTGGCTACCAGGATTTGCACGCCCAAAACTTGGCGGAGAGTTTGGTGCCCGGCTCGTCACAACCATGACGGGCGCGGAAGGATGCACGCCGCTCCGGGATGTGCTTCTTGATGCTCATGTCCGGGTCGCCGAAACGCACGAGAGCGACCTTGTCGCCTTCCTTGGCAAGGACAGCGAACTTCTTGTTCTCGCCCGGCGTGCGCTTGGGCTTGTTGTAGCCCGAGAACTTGTTGCCCTTGTAGTTGATCATTGCTTCGGAAGCACGTACCAGCCGGCAGGCAGCGTCACCGTGGACGGCCCCACCAGCTTCTTGTCTTTGTCGAAACCGTACACGCTAGCCTTCACCGGCTTGGCCAGCATCACCGGATCACCGGAAGGGACCAGGACCACCTTCGCCACCTGGCAGCCCAGGCAGGTCAGCAATCCGATCAGCCAGATCGCTTTTGAGGGCCTTGGGAGCTTTACCATGTTGCACATCGGTGGGTGGTGTTTCTCGGAACCAGTCGAGCAGGGCCTTCAGGATCTGGTAGATCCAGTTCACTCGGCCTTCTTCTCGGCGTCCTTGGCCCAGATAAGGCCGATGCCAACGGTCACTTGAGCGATGGTGGCGGTCAGATCGACGTTGGTGCTAGGATCGCCATCGAACACGGATTTGAGAGCACTTCCAATAGCAACGAGAATGACGCCAACGCCAGCGAGTGTAGTTTTGATGTTTTTCATTTTTTCAGGGCTTTGTAAAGTGCAACGCAGGCGGCGGCAAGGCCAACCAAGGCGGAGAGGAATCGAATCCCGTCCGTGAGCTGGGGGAGCATCGACGCTGCGGTCGCAGTCGCCGCGGTTCCGAGCGAAAGGGCTAGGCCGTTCGTTCCGCCTTGGTTGGAAGCGTCCATGTTACTCGGGCTTGTGCTGCTGCTGTGCGTTCACTTGGGCTTCAATGCTTTCGTACAAAGGAAGCCCAACCTTCATATTCATAACGTCTCCAGCCTTCATCCCGATCACGAGAAGCTGGGTGAGCTGTTGCAACTGTTGCAGTGTGAGTTCGATCTTGATCATGCGGCAGGATCTTCGACAACGGGAGCTTCAGGCGCAACAACCTTCTCCACCTCAGGAGCAGGCGGCACCGGCACCCACGGCAGCGGCGGAGCGATGACCGGAGGGTTGATCTGGTCAGCGATCTGCGCGGAGACGTTCGCTTCGATGGCGGTCTTATCGACTCCAGAAGCGAAGCACCAGTTCAGCACCTGCTGCTCGGTCAGATCCTCGTAAGGCGTGAACGACCCGCTGGGCGCAGCGAACGACGCGCTGCCGTAGCAGGTGCCGCTGTAGGTCTTCTCGTCGTCGCCGGTGCCGGTGGTTTCGGTGCCGTTGCACCTCCAGTCGGCGGTGATGACGACATCGGTGAGCGTGCCTTCGGTGGGCTTAACGAGAAGGCGTTCGATGATCCAGAGGATGGAGATGGTGTTCATGGTAGTATGGATTAGGCGTTAGCGATGGTGGTAACAGTGCCAGAGCTTCCACGGTACTTCAGCGCACCGGCTTCGACGTAGAGTTGGCCACCAGTCACGTTGCCAGTGGGAGCAGTACCATCAGCAATCTGAATGGTCTTGGCAGCGGTGGTTCCGGCAGCGGTAAGACCCACCAACAGATTCCCGCTCGCGTCGAACCTTCCGCGCTCTGTGTTATTGGTTATGAATCTCGTTGCGTAATTTTGAATCGTTCCAAAAGTAACGCTTCCATCTGTATCGTCGTAGATAATACCACCCATCTCGACGGAATTAGCACTTGGACCAAGGATCAATTTGGTCTGTCCTCCAGCAGCATTTCTTATGTGAGTGTTTCCTCCACCAACGTGAAGTTTTACGCCAGCAGCAGGACTTCCCCCCACGCCCAGCCCCGTGGAGTTCAGGGTCATTCGAGTGCCGCCTGCGCCGTCGCCGAAGGTGAACACGCCAGCTTGAGTCGCAATAATCAAATCCTGCACCGATGCGTTTAATACGCGAAAGTTTCCAGTGTCTGTTCCGATGTAATTGGAACTGCTGGAATCTTGGATACGAAGAAAAGTAGCAGCACTTCCTTTAGAAATATGCAGAGTCTCGCTCGGACTCGCCGTACCAATACCCACCCGATCATTCGCCGAATCCACCTTCAGAGTGCTGGTGTCCACCGTCAGATCGCCGGTGATGGTGGCGGAGGCGAGGGTGGCGGTGCCGCCGGCCCCGAGGATCTGGTTGCTGGTGATTTTCTTGGTGGTGCCCGATGCAGCCATGGACGTATCCGAGATGTCCACAATCGGCAGCACGTCCGCTGCCGGATCAACCGTAGTGATGGCCGCCAAGGCCGTGATTTTCGTGTCTGCCATAAGTTAGTTAGCTTGAATGATGAGTTTGCCTGTGTCCTCTTGGAGCAGGAAGTCCCCGTTCTCCAAGTCTAAAGAGTCGAAGGTGCCGAAGGTGATGACGATCTTGTCGCCATCCTCAAGGAAGACAAAGAAGTCGTCCTCCTGGAGCAGGTCGCGCCGGATGATAGGCAGGTCAGCGCCGCCGCCAGCCCCACCGAGGGCTTGCTGCACGCCGAGTCCTAGGCCTAGTCCGAGACGCATTTTAGACCCACTTGCGGTTGTAGGCGATGATCGCCCCGGAGGATACAGCCACCGAGGTGAAGACGCCCGAGATCGAGTCGCCGGCCTGAATCGTCACGCCGGAGGGGAAGTTGGTGATGTTGGAAGTGACGGCACCGAGGATGGACGTGGCGACGGCATGGATCTCCATGTAGTTGCCGGTCACAGTGCCCGCGGAGGCGTCGATGTACCGGCCACCGAATTCGCCGGCCAGTTGGCGGTTTGATCCGACATTCATAGGGTGAACTTCTGACTACTGCGTTTTGTGCCACCGCTCCATCCAACCTGCAAGCGTGTAGCCCCGCAGCGCACTCGCACCTCGGGGTTATCCCGCTCAACCTCTTTCAAAAATTGGGAATCCTTCCAGCAGTCGTACCCATACTTGGTGCCCCAGGCATGGTAGAGAGTGGGGTCGATCCGCATCCGCAGGCGACCGATGCCGTCGATGGCGCGGACCTCGCGCTGCGAGTCTTGGGCGATGCGCTTCTGATCAATGCCGGCCTTGACCCAGTCCTTCTGGATGCCGGATTGGAACTCCTTGATAACGGCGCGGCGCAGTTCGCCGGGCATATCGTCGAGAGCGTTGGCGATGACGGAGGATGCGGAATTGTGGGCCATGAGAAAAGGAAAGAGGGGGAGGCCCGGGATGGACCTCCCCCGTTGAAACTAAGACTAGCTCGCGCCGTTGAACATACCAAAGCCGCTCGGGTTCTTCACCACGAGACCGGCAATGGCCTCGACGAGGCGGGCAGGGCCGCCGCCGGCGTCAGGCAGATCCTTGACCTGCGGCAGCTTGGCGTAGCGGACCTCGACCATGTCCATCGGGATCACGTAGCCCTTGAAGGCCTGGGCGGACAGCGAGGTGCTGTTTTTACCCCCCAAAAACGTGGACGGATGTAAAATTAGCCGGCCGAAGTCCCCTTCAAAAAGATCAATGGATGTCTTAAAAGTATCACTTGACAAGTCTTGATTGAAGGTGCGGACGCTGGTGGCGGCAATGCTGTTGGCATTGGCAACCTGAATGGCACCCGAGGCCGTGAGGTTGGTGAACGCACGCTTGAGCGTGGTGCCCAAGATACAGTCGTAGTCGCGGAAGGTGCCGGTGGCGCTGTAGATAGCGGTCAGCACGTTCTGGGCAGTCGCCTCGGTGAATGAAGCGGACGCCGTGGTGTCGACAGCGCCGGAGGCAGGCAAGAAGGGCGAACCCGAAGCGCACGCGCCGATGTTGGAGGCGTTGGTGCTGGTCAACCAGTTGCCGAGGGAACCGGTCAGGTAGGCATTGGTCGAACCGTTGTCGGCCTGGGCGGCTTGGTTGGTGCACATGAAGGTCGACTCCATGTCGCGCTTGATCTCAACGAGCTTTTTGGCAATGCCGTTGGCAAGCTCGTCGGTCACACCGGCGACGTCCTGAGTCTCGGCAATGAAACCGATACGCAGGTCGCGGCGGAAGGCCTGGCCGTAGTTGTTCAGACGGGTCCGGTTGACCACCGGGTTGGAGGCACTGGCAACGGTCACATCAGTGCCGTCGACAACGCCGGCAAGCACGGGAGCGCCGTAATTATCCACTTGCCAAGAAAATTGCATATTTCCGATGTCCCTTCCCTTGGTAGCTTGGCTCACAAAGGGGGTAGATTTGGCATCGACAATAGCAATATAGTCCGCCAGATCTTCACGGGCGGACGAGGTGGAAGCGAGCGGCACAGAGCCGCCCTGGTTGGGCTGAAGTAGGGGCATGGTTTAGAACATCCTTTTGAGTACTTGGGCTAATTCGGTGGTCGTCCCGGACTTTCGGAACTGCGACTTGGCGTTGTCCAGGCCGACCTTGGCCGCATCCTTCTTTGCAGGGATTGCGGTGGGTCGACCGGGCTGACTGGGTGCCTTGGCCAGTGGGCGGGTGGCAGATGGCTTGCCCTTGGCGGACTCCTTCTCCAGGCGCAGCTTGCGCCCGGCAATGAAGTCACCGACCAGCACCTGATACTCCGGCAGTGAGGCAATCTGCGGCAGTTGCCGCAGGACGGCCTGCGCCTCGGTGTACTCGGTAGCTGAACGGTCTTTCCACCATGGGTAGAGCGTCTCGGCGATGGGCTTGATCTGCTGGTAGTTCTGCAGGAAGCGGGCGCGGGTCGGTATGTGCAGGTCGATGGCGTCTTCTACACGCCGCTTGATCTGCTTCACGTCCTCCGCGCTGTACTCCTTGCCCTCTACTTCGCAGCCGTCGATGTTGTCCTCGCACCACCGTTTCAGATTCCGGGCCTTGCTCCACTCATCGTTGAGCTTCGACACTTCCCAGACATCGGCAAACGGGTCTGCAGCGGACTGCACCGCGGTCGGCCTGTCGTTGGTCTGCTCCAGCTTGGTCTTGGCGTCGTTGAGCTCCCGCTCGAGCGCCTCGGCCTTCTCCAGCGCCTCTTTCTTCTGGCGCGTGAGCTTGTCGATGCGTTTGCGGTAACCCAGCGATTCCTCGTCGCTGTTCTCTTCGGTCTCGGAAAGAACCTCCTGCTCAGGCGACTCGGCCTGGGCGTCCGTTTGTTCTGCGGTCGGCTCCGCATCCTCGGCCTGATCGTCCACGGAAGTGGCTTCCGGCTCCGGCACTTGTCGCTCGACGGCTGATGCCTTCTCTTCCTCCCCGCTGAATCGTGTCTTCAGTAGCTTAGCCAACGCCGATTCGTCGAACTGCATCGGGTTGATTGGGGGCTGTGCCGTGTTTTGGGCAGGTTTCGCTTCCTGTGTATTCGTCGGGATGTCCATGCTTTTAGACCCTGCAAGCCGGGTATGCTGCGCCAGGGTTGTTTAAGGCCAACCAAGAAGCCGTTGTTTGAGTGAGAGCCTAGAATTGACCGGAAGTCAATCCCCTCCCATTTCTTAACGCACTGATTTGTGCGATGAGATCCTTGATCGCGGCTGCCCGGCCTGAGTTGTAGGCACGGTCCTCCGCGGAAAGTGATGGGAGGAGGGCGTTGAGCACCTCGTCCCGCAGCGTGTCGTCGATGAGTTGGCCCATGGCCTTGAGCACCGGGTGCTCCTCGGACACGGAGAGGGCCTCCGAGAGTTGTTCGTCGGTCAGTTTCATTGGACTCCAAGGCGGCCGGTGATGGCGTTCTGCTGCTGTTGGACGCTGAACTGCAGGTTCTCAATGTACTTCTGCAGGTTGGCCTGAAAGAGCGGGTCCTGCTGGAGCTGGGCCTGATATTTCGGGTTGGATTGCAGGACCTGTTGGCTGAATTGCAGGCGCATGGGCGCGGCGGGGTCGTTCTCCCGGAGTTGGGGAGGATTACCGAGCGACATGAGCGCGATCTCGTCGTTGGTCTCGTTGAACATCTTCTGCGCGGCCGGTCCCTGCTGCATGACCAGCTCGCTGGCGAGGTTGGGGTCGATGGCCCGGAGGGCGACACTGATGAGCTTGGCGCGGTCGATGACGCCGGCGGTGTCGAGGGGCAGGACGAGGGTGCTGATGGCCTTGAGCTTCTCGGTCACGAGGTCGGTGGACAGCTCGCGGATGTCGAATTTGAGCATCACGTCGAAGTCCTGAATGTCGGGAGGCAGCGGGGTGGCAGAGGCTGTGATGCGCTGAATCTCGGCGGGGCCGACGTACTGGAGCGTGAGGGATAGGACCTGGCGGAAGGCCTCGGTCCAGCCGTGCAGCCAGTTGTTGATCAGACGCTGCTGGCGCATCTGGGTGATTACCGGCGGGACCTTCTCGGTCGGTCGGCCGAAGTAGCGGTCAGTCTGGGCCTCGATGGCCGCGATCAGTTGGAAGGCAACACCGGGCTCGCGGGCGGGCGGTGCCAGGAAGCCGATCTCGCCGCGGCGCAGCACCGGGATCTGGATGGCGGGACCGATCTTCAGGTTGCCGCCGCGGGTTTTGGGGACCTCGATGGGCGGGAGCGTGGCGAGGGACGTGTAGTCGAAGATGGAGTCGCGCTGGGCCTTGACCTCGTGCTGCCAGGTGGAACAGACCTCAGGCACGCCGCGGCTCTCGGTGATCTGGCGGTGGATGAGCTCGGAGCGCCAGATAACGAATGGATACTGGCCGTGCGTGTAGTCCAGTAGGTCGAAGTAGCCCCACTTGTCGCCGACCTGGGGGCTGAAGACGGTGTAGAACACGCCCGGGATACCGTCGGAGTCGATAGACTTTTGGTAGGCGTAGACAACTTCGATCAGGTTTTCGCGGTCGAGGATGGAGTTTTCAGCAAGGCCGACGGCTGCGTAGGTGTAGGCGGAGTAGTCCGAGAAACGGCCCATCGTGTTGATGGCTTCCTGCGCCCACTCGGCGTCCCAGTCCTCGGTCTCGACCTTGTTCAGGAGTTGGGCCTCGGTCATGTAGTAGCGGCGGAAGACAACCCGGGCGGACTGGATATCGGTGGTCTCGGGCGGGAAGACCAGCTCGTCGTAGGGTGCCAGGGCAGCGACCATGGGCTTATTGCTGACCATGGTGGGGACGGGGAAGTCGCACTCGCCCTCGGTGCGCAGGTCGCGGATGGCCTTGAGCGCCCGGCGCTTGCGCAGGTTTGGGAAGGCGGCGAGCAGGAGCTCCGCGGATTGGTCGTCGGCCTCGGGGTTGGCGATGAGATTGGGCAGGTCGGCCAGGATGGAGCCCTCGGGCGACTGGGCTGCCAAGGCCATGATCTGGTCCATGGTCAGGTACTGCTCCTTCTGCCCCATCTCCTGCTGCCAGGTGACGTGGACGCCGGCCCAGCCGTAGGTCCAGAGGTACTGCGAGAGCAATTCGACCTCGCGGGTGAGGTCGTTGTACATCCGGGAGTTGACCGTCCAGTCCATCAGGTTGTGCGCGGTGACCGCCTGGTCGAGCTGGCTGATGTTGGTGGGCGACACGCGGAGCATCGAGCGCCAGAAAGAGGTGGAACAGAGGTCGACGAGGCCGTTGATCACCTCGTCGGCCAGCGGGATGCGCGTGTCGGAGGCACCGTCCCAGGGGAAGGCCGGCTTGTTGCGGTTGGCATCGTTGTTCTTCTTGCCGTCGTCGGTCTGCCCAGGCCAGCGGCAGTAGCGCACGTTCTCGGCATTCTCGACCCGGGCGAAGACGCCGTAGTCGGTGGCCGAGCGCCGCAGCTCCTCGGTCAATGCCGGTACATTGGGCTCGTCGCCGACCCGTGCCATCACGTCGGTTGCTTGCTTGTAGGAATCTCCTTGCATAGTCAAATGGTTTAGTATCCGCCGCCGCCGCGACAATCAAAGCCCCCGCGGCCTACGAACGCAAGACTTGAGACCAAAAGCATCCCCAGGCAGTCGATGGGATCTTTGGTGCAGCCCTTCTGCCCGTCGCGGCCGGTGTGCTCGGAGAGTGCGTAGGTAAGGTTGGTGCAGGTGTCGGTGATGTAGAGCGAGGGCTCGTTGAGCGCGGTGAGAGGCTGGGTGGCGTCGTAGGAGAGGAGACTATTGATGGCGGATGTGCGCTGGTCGACGGGCACGCCGGGTGCGGGAATGAAGGCCATGCCATCGTCGGTGGGGTCGTCGGATTCGGCCAGGAGGTCGATGAGGGTCGTGCCGCCGGCCTCGGAGAGCGCTGGAGAACCTCCGGCCTTGGGGTCGATCAGGCGCATAACGGGCTCGCCGTAGCCGAGTTCTGACTCGATCTGGCGGAAGAGTTTGCGGTACTCGGAGATGGAACGGCCGGCGTCTAGGGTTTGGGCGGGACCGAACTTGCCGTCGGGTTTTTCGGAGGGCAGCGCCCACTCGCCGTAGTTGGAGAAGTCGGGGAACTCACGGACCACGATGCGCTTGCCGTCCTCGTAGACCAGGAGCCACAGGCAGAACCAATTGCGGGCTCCGGCAGGGTCGCAGACCATGTACAGGGTGCCGCCGGGTGGCACCTTGGAGGCCGGGATGCAGTGGATATCGGGGCGGAAACGGGCGAAGGCCTTGCCGATGTTGTCCGAGGCCCA